ATGTATTGCTGCTTTAATGATGCTGCTAAATCGCTTACTTTAGAAGAATCAATTGCATTGAATGCACCAACTGTTTCTTTAGCCTGAGTCTTTGCTCGCTTAATTCTTTCTGTCAATTCTTTAATTGTAAGTGTAAGTCCTGGAACTCCAGATTGAGTTAACGCTGCATATGCTTCTAGGCCCTTAGCCTTCTGTAAAGCTAGTTGTTCATTTACAGCCTTAAGTCTATCTTTTATAGTTACATACTTTAATCCTACCTCAGCAAGCGTGTCTGAGGTTCCGCCAAATGCAAGTCTATTTGCTTTTCCAGCTTCTTCTGCTCTTTTTTTCCAGTCTAATAATAACTTAACACCGAATCCGAGGGCACCAATTACTGCTCCAGGAATTGTAAGTCTTCCTAATAGTCCAGCTAATTTAGCGACCATAGGGACAGCGCCCCCAAGACCCCTGATTAAAGAAAGCATAGGAAGAATATTTGATGCAAGCATGATTGCATTTCCAGCCTGTCCGCCAACCATTTGTCCAGCAATCATTCCACCCATACCAATTGCCATTTGTTTTCCTGGGCCCATAGGTCCAGATCCAGTTCTTCCAACTCTAGGAAGCATTGGATTTCGTAAACCTTGCATGTAAGATGAACCTACACCAGTTACCCCTTCTTGGAACCCTGGAATCTTACCGCCAGCATTCATATATGCAATTGCGCCTTCATTGCCTGAAGTTGCCTGCTTAGTTACAACAGACTCTCCAGGCTCAAGCATTGCTGGAATGATGTCTCCGCCACCATATCCAGGAAGCCTTGTAACTCCATCTTGATACTGACCTAGTTTTCTACCCCACTTTTTGGTATTAGTCCCATGTAGGAATGTTTCATCTCCAGAAACTGATCCCTTAAATTCATTTTTGTCAATAACAATTCTTTGGCCACCAGCATTCAAAACAATATTTTTACGTGATGTGCTTCTATATTTATTTAGTGGAGTCCATACTGGAGACTGTCTAGAGAACTGCTTCCATAAAGACAAGATTTCTGGATTGTTTTTAAATTCCATTCCAATAACTTTATTGGATATTGCAGCATAAGGATTTGTAGAATCACCAATATATTGTCTTCCAGATATGCTCGCTAAATAATCATCTGAAAGCTTATTCATTAAGTATGCTTCTGTCTGTTGATCAATTAATCCATTAGCACTTAGTGCTGAAATAAAGGAGTCTGTTCCTCCTCTTACTCTTCCTCCGCCTGCTGCCATCATTGAACTAATATATTCTCTAGTTGGCATCTTATTTTGTTCAAGGAGTGCGTTTACTTGCTCTCTTGTTTTGCCTGGAACTCCCTTGCCAAATACTCCAAATGCTGACTTAAACTTGTATGCTGCTTGAGATGATCTTCCAGTAATTAAACCTAATCTTTGTGCTACCGCTCTTCCTAGATTTACTCCAGCCCCTACAACTCCTCCAGCATAGCCTGGAACTCCTACGGCTGTAACACCCTTGCTAAATTGAGCTGGCTTAGTTGTTTCAATATTATATGGTGCACCGTATGTTCTTGTCTTTGTTGCACGACCAACAGCTGACATTACTCTACCAAATATCCCCTTACGGAACATTCCACGTAGATTTGATTTACCAGCATCATTTACAACTGCTTGATTAATAAGTGGGGCTTTAGTTAAATCAATTGATCTTCCAGCAGACTGTGCATATGCTGTAACTTGTGCTCCCATGTCTCGCTCAATTTGTGCGTTCAATGCAATAATTTGAGCCTTAGCTTGATCTACTGTTAACTTACCCTGTCTTAACTGTGCAACAATTTGTGCTGATTGTGTTGCGGCATTTTGTGTAAGTCTTTGTGTAAGAGGAAGAATGTCATCAAATGTAGCAATGAAATCTGTGCTTACTGCTCCTCCTGCTGCAATTGTTTTCTTTAAAGCTTCAATCTCCGCCTTGCTTTGCATTCCTAGTGTAGCCATTAGAGCGTGATATCTAGCAGCTTCTCCTGCAACAACTCCAGTTGAAGTTCCGCCAACTGATGTAAGGCCTTCGACATTTGGAAGTCTTTCATTCATATAAATTTGTGGAGTTCTACCAATTTTTCTATTTACAGGTTCTGCACCTGGAACCAAGCCAAATATAGTTGCTGGGTCTCCAGGATTTCTTGGATTCATGTGAGCAGATGCTCTAGGCGCTCTATTTAAATCACCAGCCATAGGGTGATTTGGATCTACTACTCTTGCAGCACCAAATGATGCTACACCTTCTTGAACTCTGCTAAATACTGGAGCTGCTGAAATTTGTCCAGAATCAACTCTTTGTTGTAAAGTTAATAGCTCTGTATTTAAATTATGAACTGCTGTTGAAAGAATTTTTGCTGCTTCTGCATCGCTATAGAATGTTTGCTCCATCATAGTTCCAGCCTTTTGAGCTGCAAGAATTTCTGGAGTTAGAAGTTTAAATCCTTCTCCGCCTTTAAAGAAAGCTTTAAAGTGTCCAAGTCCTTTAATAATGTAACCAAAGAAGTTAGCAAGAACACCAGTAAGCATAATTAGTGGTCCAGCTAATGCTGTAAGTCCACCAACAAGAGCTAGGGCTTGCTTAATTGGCTTAGGCAATCCGTCTACCACTCCAATAATTCTATCAACAAAATTAATTACCTTTGTGGCTATATTAAGAAATCCTTCACCAATTGTTGCTAAATCTGCACGTAAAGATTCAATAGCTCTGCGATACTTACCTGAAGCAGACTCTGTTACGGCAGTTAATTCTCGACCAGCAATGCTTGCTAGATCTGAGCTACTTGCCTTCATTAGGTCAAGAACTTGTAGTGTCTGGCTACCTTGCTTACCTAGATTTTCAAACAATGCGTTCAAACGAGAGAACTGGAACTTACCAAATAATTGCTCGATAGCTTGCTGCTTTTGTAGTGGATCTAAATTATCTAAAGCTTTTTGTAGCTCTAATAATGTTCCAGTTACATTGCCAGCATTATCATTAACAATACTGAGTAGGTCAATTCCTAGTTCTTTAAATTTTTCTTTTGCTACGTTTGTAGGATTAATTAAAGAAGCTAAACCTGACTTTAATGCATTAGCGCCTTCTGATGCACTAATTCCGCCTTCTCTCATCGCTGTTAAATAAAGAGCAAGGTCCTGAACGCTTCCGCCAAGTCCTTGGATTACTGGTCCAGCTTTTGGAATAGCTTCCACTAAATCATTTAGTGTTGTTGAAGTTTGGTTTTCAACTGCGTTTAAGAAGTTAATTGATTCAGAAAGTTCTTCTGTATTTTGTTTAAATGCGCTTTGAATTGCAAGAGTTGCCTTCATAGCCTCTTGGCGATCTACTTCACCAAGAACTGCAAGTCTTGTTGTTTCTTTAACTGATGACAGGAGTTCATTTCCAGTCTTACCAGTTGCTGCAATATCTGCAGCTAAACCAATTGTTTCTTGAAAATTAACACCGTATGCAGAAGATAATTCTTTTGATGTTGCCGCAACTTCAGTTCTTACTTTTGCCAATTCTGCTGCAGATGTTCCAGCAATATCTCCATAAACCTTTGTAAGACGAGTTAACTCTTGATCTGCTAATTTAAATGCATCTGCTGCAGCTTTACCAAATGCTGCCATTGGAACTGTAAGACCTACTGTTAGCTGACGACCTGCCCACTGAGTATTCTTACCCCAGTTAATAAGTTGAACTCCGCCATCTTGAATAACCTTATTCATGATCTGAAGTTCTTGTCTTACTAATTGAGTTCTATTCTTTACTGCGTCTAGGCCTCTTGGAACCTGCACATTAAATTGCATTAGCCCCTGAGCATTTCTGCCTAGGGGTTGCAATATAGAGTTTTGTAATTGAACTTGCTGTTTAGCAAGATCTCTGATTAATCCGCCAGAAGTTTTAGTATGGTCCTGCCATGTTCTAAAATAATCTCTTAACTTTAACTTACCGCTATCAAGATTTCTTCCGAATTTTTCTACGTCTGATGTTAGGCTTACGAAGTGTGTAGAATACTGTCCAGTGCTTCTTAATGTTTCAGAAAACGAACGATTCATTTCTGCTATCTTGTTAGATAGAGATTTATTCGTAGAACCTATTTTTTCTTGGAGTTGAGATAGACTGTTTGTGACCTTATGCACGTCTGCAATAAGATTTGAAAAGTCGGCATTAGCGACTATATTGGTGACTATCTGCTCATCAGCCATTTATGTTTATATTACTCCTTAGAGTATCCTAGCCCTGCACCGATTCCAAATCCAGCTTGCGCTGCGAATGATCCTTGTAGAGACAGAATATCACTCTTATCTGTTTCTATTCCAAGAACCTTCCTTTGTATATCGTCAAAGGATGGACCTTCTCTTTCTTCTTCTTCATCTCCATCCAAGTTTTTACCTTGTAATGCAGCTAAGAATTTTCTTTCTTCTTCTTCCGACTTTTTAATTGCTTTCAAAGTCTGAATCAGCTCTGGCATTGAGATGTTATCTTCTAGTTCATCGTAGTTTTTCCAACTACCTAAAAGAAAAACTTCTCCTAGTAGAGCGGCAAGATCTAGTTCTGACCAGCCAGAACCGTCGCCGCTAGAAGGTTTGGGTCGTCCATCTTAATCCCACCGCATACTTCAAGGATGCGATTGATTGTGGGAACATCTAGTGCATCTTCTAATGCATCTCTATCTGCTACTAATGCAGGTAGTTGCTTTTCTAAAGCTACTGCACAAGCGTCAATAAGTAAATTTAATGTATCTTCTTCTGTTTCAATTCCCTCAGTCTGAGAGATAGCCGCCATAAATTTGCGGAGTTGCTTAATTGATAGTGGCTTGAGAAGAGCCTCATCACCATTCTGTAACGTAATCTTTTCTACGTCATATACTGTAGTTGCCAATTTAATCCTCCTAGGATCTAGTCTAAATCATTATAACAAATAGGTATTACTAATACAAGCAGAAAACCCCTGATTTCTCAGGGGCTTCTGTAATTAATTAAAATTAATTATGCTGGAGTCCAGCTACGGTCGATAATCTTTCCGTATTCTGATCCTGTGTAAGCAGCGTCTGGAAGCAGACGGAATGTTACTGGGAATGTTGTTGGTGTGTTACGTGCAAGTGAGAATTGTGACTGTTGAACAGACAATACACGACGTGCATAGTAAACACGCTCTGTTGTAGCTGAAGTAACTGTTGGTGCTTGACCAATAGCTACTAGCTGGCGCTCTGTTGGCTGAACACCAAGAGAACCTGCCTCAAGTCCAAGAGTAGCTCCTGAATTTGTAAGAGTTGATTGTCCCTGTCCGAAAACTACAAGAACGTTTTCTAGTGTTCCTTCTGCCATTTCTGTTGCGATCATAACTTCCATCGCAGACTTGAAAAGCTTAGCTGTATCAAGCAACTGGTCAACGGTTACTGAATCGTATGTTGGGTTATAAGTGATCTGAAGACCATTGTTTGTATAACCTACGTTACGGTAAGCGTTTCCTGTTGTTGACTGTGCAGCGTCTAGCGTTGTGCGGTATGATGCGCTTGAGCTAAACCCTGGAACTCCGTCTTTGTTGGCACCTGATGAACCAGTTGCTGTTCTAGCTTGTCCTGGCTCGGTGTTTTCTACATAACCTGTTACAGTCGAATCTGAATTCGAAATGTAAAGTGGTGATGCTCCAACGAGAATATTTTTGGCTGAGTTATATGCCATGTTGTTTTACCTCCTGTTTTCAAAATTATATATATAATTTAAATCATTGGCTGGCTAGGCCCTTTCCTCTAAATCCAATAATACGGGATTTGAGGTAAAAAGGCAAACGATTATATATATCTTCCGTTTGTATCTGTATGTCTAGAATACTTCATCTCAAGAACGACGTCTGCTGAAAAGAAGCCTCTCAGTTCCTCTGAGGGGGCTGTAGGAGAAAGGTCAGATATATAGATACTATAAAACTTAAACTTGTCTGATACGCCGCTCCAGCGGTTAATATCCCTAGCAGATTCGTCCATACGTCTAAACTCATCAACTAAATAACTTCTGATCTCATTGATCTCAGATACATCTGTAGCATATATTGTAAATAGAACCTGCTCATTACAAATGGCCCATAGGTCCTCGTATGCCGCACCAATCTTGTCATAGATAATATGCTTTTTCCCGCTAAAGAATTGATTTAATTCTGCCGCCTGCTGAACAGGAAGAATAGCATTAATTGTTTCTTCTAGGTTATCGCTGTAATATTCTTCAGCATCAAATATGCCGTTTGCCAATAGCTTTGTCCACAAGAACTTGCGAAGCTCTAGCATGGCATCTAATTTATAATCTACCATTAAATTCTACCTCCAAATGATTCTGTAAGAGCATTATCTGCCTGAGTCATAATAGTATTAGGTGAAAATGAATACTTAACCTTTTTAATATCTGATGGCACCCTTAATGCTTTAGTCATTGAGCTATTAAATAACCTTTGAAATCCCGACTTTTTAATTGCTTCATTAACTAGATTACCAGTAAAAAATACTTTATGTGCAGCTTGAAATGAATTCTTTACTCCAGCCCCACCAGGCTTTGCAACGAGCACTGAGGCACCTTTTGGCATAAACACAGTATAACCATTAACTTCAAATACTAGTCGCTCTGCTGCCCTTGGAGAGATTGTGAGAGGCATTCCAGCTTCCATCACGGCTGCCTTTTCTACGAATACATGTCTACGTTTTGAATTTTCATTGCTTCTAGCAAAACTCTTTGATGGTTTAAATTCATATCCTACTTTAAACGATAGTTCTCCAGAATCAATCTTATTTAATTTAAATAGTCTTGCTTGGCTATTTCCAACTTTATCCCATTCATAAACATGATGTAATTGTTTTGGTTTAATTCTAGCCTGAGCATCAATATATTCTCCGAAATCTTTACTTATCTGATCAAAGATTACGGTCTTAAACTTATTTTGAAATCCTTTATTACTTGTTAGTCTTGCCACAACATGTGCCTCATAGTATACAAAGGCTGATATCTGAGCAACTGTGCTATCTTTGAGAACCCCGCCTCTAGATCCAGACATTAATTTTTCTAGTCCACTTGCTGCTTGAACTAATAATACACTAGAGTCCAATTGTCTGGTTCTCCGACCTCTTCATATTTGTGCTATATCCAATCACCCTGCCAAATGCGTCCATGATTGGTGTTGTTCCAACTACTTCGAATACCGTTGGGGTCTCTGTAGGATAGTCTAGCTCTGTCCAAATAATCTTGCCAGTAGAGTCTTTTATGTTTGTTGCCTTTTCTCTACCAGTTAACTTTTCAACTGTTCTAACTTGAATTAATTGTTCATTTGTATAAGTGTTGCTAAATGTTTGTCTATCGCTTGACCTTGTTGTTGCAGAATTACTAATGATTCCTTTAACGTGGCAGTTAACGGTTTTATAGTAAGACCATTCTCTTTTAATGGCCCCAGTATTTACATCCTGAGCTTCTGTTTGTCGGTATACATCCATTTTCATGGACATAACTGACTCTACAAGGCCAGCCATTATTAAATCACGACCATGTTATTTATTACATATGGTTCTAGCAATTGATCTGCATAGGCGCATCCAGTGCCAGTATTAATGTCTGAGCTATAATCAAACTTCCAGTCAAATGTAGAAACAGACTTTACATACTGATCTTTCCAAGCTCTATCTTTATCAAAGTAGTGGCCCATCAATTGTATGCATGCCTGCTCAACTGCATCAGGAATTTCTGCCCATCCAAATTCTGCTTCTATTCTGTATCTTTGATTATTTTTAAATGCTCCACCATAACCAAAGTCGTTAACTGTTGGTGGAACCATTCCGTTTGCAGTATAGACTGTATTATCTAAGTAGCTTGTCTCATCTACTCTTAGTCCATATCCGCCTTCAGTGATTACAGGAATATATCCCCAAACATTAACTTCTGGGGTTACTGTATTATCAATAAGCAGTGTGTCATTATAATATACCTTATATAGACGATTCATTTTGTATGGAAGAGGAAGCATGTTTGTTCCTGAACCATATCCTACATGAACATCATCGTATACGAAAAAGTCTTGACCGCAATAATTTTCAATAAGCTTTCTGGCATATTTCTCTGCCATTCTAAGCTGATGATAAGTCTTATAGTCTGGATCAGAAGCATCTGTTCCAAAGTTTAAGTCCTCTATTGCTTCAGCCATATTGCAATATGGTGTAGAAATGCTGCAGTATGTTGAGTGTGATGTAGAAGATCCATTAACTGAATACTTCCAGGTTAATTTTAATTTTTTATTTGTAGCTGTTATTGATCTAGGAATTTCAACAGAATATGTTCCATTATCAGTTTCAGATTTAATTGCTACAGAGTTACTAGATATCAGTGTCTGTGTTACTGCTGAGGCTAAAGAATCAGAAATATCTAAAGATCTAGATACCTCATAAAAATCTACCAATACGTTAGCGTCAGCAGAAACGATATCATTTTGCCAAAATATTTTAGTTGAAACTAAATCATTACTGTATGTATATACTTCTGCCATTTAGTAGGTCTTAGCTGTAAAACTCCTGGACTTCCTTTGGAGTTGCTAATCTAAAACCATCCTCCTTATCAAAGATTACCTGTGCCTTGTCTTTATGCATAGCAACGAACGGGTGCTCTTTTGTGAATGTGAATCCTAGCATATCATATCTAAAGTTAGCTCTAGTCATGCGAACAAGCACAGTATCTTCTGGCTGATCTTTCTTAGGGTCAAACTTAGGCAGGACTTCCTCGGAAATTTCTTCCGCCTCATCTTCAAGCTTTTTGATTGTCTGTTGGTATACAGACCATGTTACGCCTTCTTCAGCGAGTGCTGCAATTACGTCAGCCTTATTCTTTAAACCATTTGTATCGACCGCAAAATCTTCTGCAATCTTCTTTAGTTCCGCAACTTTTAGTGTGTCAAATGACATACATTTCTCCTTTTTCTAGGTCATTTAATTATAGCATTAGTAAATTAAAATGAAAAGCCCCCTAAATAAATAGGGGGCCTTTCTTGCGGGTTCGCAATAATTAAATTATGATGCGACCTTAACGTTCTTTACGACTACCCAAGCGTCAGCTTGTTCGATCTGAACACCAACACGAGTATACATTGTATATTCGATTGAGTCCTTACGTGGCCAGAAGAAGCGATAAACAGTTACGTCACGCTTAACACCAATAACAACGTTATTTGGGAATGTCAAGTGGATGTCACCGTGTGAACCTGAAGGTCCTGAGTAATCACCTGTCTGTGTTTCTGGAAGAAGTGGAACTTCAACGATTGGAATACCAAATGCGTATGGAGCTACATATCCTGCAGGGCCACCTAGTGGCTGAACATCTCCACGGATGATGCTTGAAGCAATATCCTGTGGGATTGTCTGGTTTGTTCCGATGCTGTTAGCATATAGGAAGTCTTGGATCAAGTTTGATCCAACCAAGAAGCGTAGATCTGTTCTGCGCTGCTTATACTTACGTGGAAGAGCCTTTAGAGCTGAGTTAAATAGTGCACGTGAAACTACTGCTCCACCTGCATCTACAACGTGTCCGTTAGCCTTAGCCAACTTCACTGCACCGTCAAATGACTTATAAAGTGCATCTGATGTTAGTGCTGTGTTACCGTTTAGAAGAACATCTTCGATGTCATTACCTGCCTGTGTTGCCATCATGCGAGCAATGTGATCTTCTAGATCTGGACCTTCAATGTTGTCTTCTAGAGACTCTGTTGAGAGCTCCCAGTCAAGACGTAGCTTCTTTGTTGTCAAAGAAATCTTTGAGAATGTTACAGCGCTGTTAGCGGCTGTATCGTCTGCCTCAGTTGCAAGCTTCATAAGCTTCTCACCAACGCCAATACGATCAATCTCGGTTGTGTCAGACTTCATGCGGACTGTGCGAGCTACCTTACCGATAACTGTTGAGTCAAACATGTAGTCTAGGAATCGTGCAGATTGCTCTGGATTTAGTAGTCCACCCTTTGAGGTAGCACCAACGTGAATCCCAGTTCCTGAAAGGGAACCTGAGAAATCACCAGTATCAACTGTTCCAGCAGCGATTGTTTTTTCTAGTATTTCGTTACTCATATTTTTTTACCTACCTTAGTTTGAAAAAATTTCATTTACGGAACCGAGGAAAGAACCGTTCCATTTTGATTTTTTGATTGTTACTTCCTGAGACCCGCCAAGGTCTAAGGACTTCTTAATTGCAGTATCACCTTCAACTGCATCGACACGTTTTTCAACGCCATCAATTGTGTTCTTTATGTTTTCTACTGCCTTTGATAGTGCAGCGTGTTGTTCTGCCAACTCTGAAATTCTGGTATCAACGCTCTTGCTGAAAGTCTCAACTGTCTCTGTGACAGCCTTAACCTGTGCAGCATTTGCATCAGTAGCCTTAGTTAGAGTCTCTGAGAAAAAGCCCTTTAGATCGCCCAGCATCTTTGCAAAATCAGGTTCATCAACCTCAACTTCTGATACGTCGGCTGCTTTTTCCAGAGTTTCGGCAGAAGCGTCTACTGCTGCATCATCTGCAGGAGCTGCTGTCTCTTCAACAGCTGGTGTTTCTTCAACAACAGGAGTTTCTTCGACAACTGCGTTTTCTGTATTTTCTGACACTTCATTACCTCCATCTGCGTTTGCCTGTTTTGCAATTATTTGTGTATCAGGCAACGACAATCTTGACTTCTTGTAAGAATCAAGAATCTTATCTATCTCTTGTGACTTGTTTACATCTGCTGACTCAACCCAACCGATAAGTGTTGCTGGCTTACCAGTAACTGGCGAGTTGTATTCTGAATCTGTTGAGATAAAAACTGACTCAGTGTCTTCGCAATAAAAAATATTTTCTGCAACTGTTTCTGCTGCAATTCCTTTAAACATTAGCTGACCATTCATCTTTGAAATAGAAAGAATGTTGCATAGTTCATTTGCTGGGGAATCTACGATTGATAGTTCTAGCAATGCGTAGTCCTTAATAAATCTTGTAGCCTTACCTGTTGCCTTATTGACTTCATTATCTGATTCAATAATCTTTCCGCCAATTGAAAAACCTGCGAGTGTTCCGTCTAGAACTTTCTCCCAAGTATCTTGTGCGCCTTTAGAAACGTATGCATCAACATACACTCCGTTGTAAAATTCTTTTGTAGCTGGATCATAGTATGTCTCTGGCTTAAATGAAAGCATCTTTCCTACTGCTGTAGGTCCATGCATCTCACGAATGTTTCCACGGAAATTTTCAAAAGCTTTTAAGCTTGCTTCCATTGTTACAACGTCACCAGTTTGATCTAGGTTATCAAGTGTTGCAAAACCAGACACTGTGCGCTTTTCATGATTTACTTTTGTGAATGGAACTGACAGGACGATGTTATCGCCGTTCGAAGACCATAAAGATTTCTCAATGTTCATATGTTTAATTTTATCGACTTGTATATAAAAAGGCAAATAATGGTTGAGTAGAGTTAGTCAACTTGTCGGCCGTCGCCTTGAGCATTTCGGCCTTCCCCAGATAAATCTGGAGAATTACTTTGTCTATTTTGATCTCTTAATCTATTGCCATTTGCCTGAGTCCGAATTTCTGACTGTTGCTGTGGCTTTAATTCAACCACATTATCTCCACCATCAATTGGGACCATACCCTTTCGAATACGAACTTCATTAGGGGTAATTACCTGCATTCTCAAATATCGCTCATCAATCTTAGATTGAGTATCCTCGTCTGTGAGAGTCAATTCATTGAATTTAAGAGTTAGGGCATCAGTCATTTCAGATATCATTTTATTTAATTTCTTCTCAAGGATATCCTGAGCTGGACGACAAACTTGCTCTCTAAATGTCTTATCTGCATCACGGGCTGCCGCTAAATTAATTCCTTCTGGGGTTCCAATTTTATTAATTGGGACACGGTGAGAAAGAAGAATTTCATCACGGTTAGATCTGCGATATGTATTAAATGATGAATCCTGGACTCCAGCCTCAACTGGCTCCATCTTAAATTCAACTTTATTGTCTGGTGAATCGGCTGGTAGAGGAACATAGAGTGATCTATGATTCTTGCCCTTAAGCCCAACCTGGAAAAACTCAAGAAGCTTTCTCTCTGAATCTGGAGATAGCTTTGCTCCCTTAACTGTAATAATATATCTTGGGACCGCCTTATTTTCAAAGTAGTCAAGGTTATACTTTCCAGCAAACTCGTTTCCTGCCATCGCATTTTGTGCTGCGACAATATCTGGAATACCATAATAGTTATTCATTGGAGTATACTTCTTAAAATGAATAATTTCATTTGGACGATCTAGACCGCCTGAGATTGGATTCTCAGTTTCTTGATCTCCGAAGTTACGAAAGAATACAGCCTTGCCATATAGCAATTGAATAAAGCCATCACGTAGTCTACGCACACGCATAGTCTTTGCTGGAATATGCCCAATGTAACCAATCTTTCCAGCAGACGTTCTTCCAATTTCAAGGTATCCGTTTCCAGTTGCCTCTACATCAGTGTAGAACTTAATTAATGTCTCTTTAAATGTTTCTTCTTCGTTGCAATCTTCAAGCCAGTCATGCAGATCTTGACGTAATCTGTTTAGCTTCTTACGTGCTCTCTCTAATTGTGCATCGCTGTTAATTGCGTCAATTGCTTCATTTGTTTTGCGTGTCTCAACAAAGTCAAAGCCTAGACCTACAATATTTGAAACCTTAGCGTTAATTGCTGCATAGTTGTATGGTGAGATTTCGTAAATGCGTGAAAGATATTCTAGGTTGTATGTTGGCTGAACAAGATCGAACATTGCATAGCCAGTGATAGCCTGCTGCAATAAATTCTGTTGTGTTTGTGCTCCATCAATACCTACGAAACGCTTTTGAATTTCTCTTGATACCTTACGGCGGAAAGATGTTCCCATTCCATGAATCTTAAGGATGTCTTCATTCTCTACGTTAAACTCATCTACTGACTTTGTTACAGGAACATTTGGAATCCAAAGGTCTGATGAATTTGTTACTCTAATATCTGATTCTACTTCATGGTCTTCTACGTGTTCCATTATGGTCTCCCGCTTAATTTCTTCATTTCATCTTTGTATGCGCCAATGTCTAGCGGATCTGGTGTGAGGCCCCATTTTAATCTCTGTTGCTGATACTCAAACTCTTCGTCATCAATCTTTCTACGACCTGATAAAAATTTTGGCTGTCCGTCTGTTATACCAAAATTTCTTACTGCGTCCGCCAACAAATCAATTCTGCTCTTATTACCTTTTTTAGATGTAATAGACAAAAAGTTTCCATCATCATCGCCTACCCAACGACCGTCTGGCATCTCCCACACATAAATTCCAAGGGTTGATTCCTCATCATTGATCTGGTAATTGGTTCTCTTGATATCCATAGAACTTTATTTTACCACTTCCAATAACCTAAGTCCAGCTTTTTGTCACGCAAATTGACAAAATTATATGTTTTTAATTACAAGCCAGTCATTATCATATATAGAAACGGCATCTTCTGTCACAGAGAATGACGAATCATCTGCTATGACTGATGGCTTTTCGACATATAGGTTATAGTGATCAGCAGCATTTGTTGAGCTAAACTGACCTGGATATAGGGTAACATTCTGATAAAGGGCTGCGGGACTTCCTGAAAGCGTATGATTAAATGTAATTATTCCGCTAATGGCTGAAGAATAAACAATTACAACGTGGTGTAATTCCCCAACCTGGAATATATTAGATATGCTAGTTTCAGTTGTCTTGCTAACCCCATTTACATATATTGCTGATACATTTGTCTTGCTGACTACACCAGTTGAATTCCATGAGAAATTTGATGCCGCTCCACCATTTGACGATGTTGAGGCAAGTCTTCCTGATGTGAGAGCATCTGGGGTATAGAAAAACTCCATAGTTTTAATT